TGAAAAAGGTAGTTTCGACGACAACTGGGTTTATTACTGATCTTCGGATACCTTAGTGGCTAGGTAAAATTTAAGCTCTCCCAAATTTGCAACATTGTATTTGAGAATTAAGAATCTATTACCCGTTTCTTGTATAATTTGCACAGACGCACACATACTCGTCGCCTTTGTAAAGATATTTAAGTATTTTAGACTGTAAAGACCTGTGATGTGAGGACTTTCTTCGGGGCACTCAATGGAAGTCTCTTGATTAGCGAAATCACCGTTACATGTGAGATGTAACATCTTACCTTCCCTCTTAATCTCAATTTCTGTACCTAGATTGGACATATCGCGGCACAGTCTTTGGAAATCGGCGGAGGGTAGAGTGGTAATTGTTGACATCATAACATCTGGGACTTCTATCCTATTCTCGTTAATATCCAAGAGCTTGAGTTGAAACTTAGTGCTCGTTTTCTTAGCCTCACTCGTGATTTCAATATCCATATACTCCTTTGAATTAATCTCAAGTTTGATGACATCATTATTGGTTATCGTTTTCATGAGCTTGAATGTATTTGAAATATTGATACCAGCTATAATTTCTTCCTGATCACATTGATACTCTTCAAAGTTATCAGCGGCTAAGAATAGATCAATGAGAGATGTTCTCGCTGTGTCTAGGGTAACTATATACATCCCCTGTGGACGGAAATAGATATTCACGTCATTAAGAATATCCTTCAAAACCTCAAACGTAGATTTAAAGGCTGAAGCTTGTATAGAAACTAATTTCATGACTACTCAAAAAACGCGTTACATCTTTAAATCTGTATACACCTCACCCTTGGATACATCGCGGTTTATCTTCTCTTCAAGTTCTTTAGTCATTGCTGGCTGCAGTGATTGTCCATAATTATCCAGGTAAAACATACCAGGATCTCTATCGTTTCCATTTATTGACGTCATCGTAGAAAATCCACCACCAAAACCGACATGTTCGATTTCCTTTTTAGGTAGAAGAGAGTCTAACCAATTTTTGATTTCTCCACCTACGAGAATTTTTCCGTTTTTTGTGAGCATCGTTGGTACCCGGTTTATCTTTGTTTTATATTGAGGAGGTATACCCTGAGTGTTCACATTATGATAATGTACAAGCTGCTTCAATTGTGGCTCATCATTAATATACTGGATAATATCCATAGAGTGCTTACACCTCGGGCTATATATCAACAGAGACATCTACTAGTATAGGGGTATTTTGTAAAAAAAAATTAACGCATTATAGTAAAGATGGATTTACTTAAGGTCATCATCGGCATTTTAGTTGGTCTACTCATCCTGGCCATGATCAAACGTGAAAATTTCACAGAAACTTTTGGGTTCTCAGGCTACAAGAAGCCCATTGATTACGTGAAGCTTAACGACCCCAGACCAGACATGTCTGGTTACTCCCAAATTGAGGCTAAGGTTGACCATGACACCATGGAGCAACTCGTTCTTCAAACAAACAAAGAGCTTAACAAGCGCCTTGGATTCTCCACTTACATCATCGAGACCCAATCGGTCAAGGTGTACGAGGGTACCACTGGTCAGCTCTATGAGGCCACTTTCATGGTGGTTCGAAACGATGGATTCTCCTTCGGCTTCGCGGTTATTGCTACATTCGAAGTCAGTGGTAAGAAACTTAAGTTGACGTCTCTTCGCTCCCAGCCTCTCAGTGATCAGGCTCCTGACAAGGTTAAGGTTTACACAAAGGGTTCCATGGGTAAGGAGTTCATTGACTACAAGCTTGTCAAGGAGAGTGCTGTACCCAACGTTGGTGAGTTAGATTTGATAAAAAATAAGTTGAGCTAAATGTAATGATCAGCATCAATGACATAATACAAATTGATGACAAAAGAAAGAAGATAAAAAAAGAAATCTACAAAAAAATCTACGAACAGTTTGCTTCAAAAATTAAACAGTGCGTAGAGCTTGGTCATAAACAGGTATTTTTAACAGTACCAGTGGTTTTGATAGGATACCCAGTCTTTGATAGATCAGCCGCTGCACGTTATGTAGCAAGACAGTTCCAACTTGGTGGGTTCACTGTACAAATTGTAAGTGAATTTGATATATACGTGTCTTGGGTAGTTCCCAAAAAGAAGAAGGAACGTGAAGAGAGTGAGGAGGATGTCGCTTTTCCAGACTTGATGAATCTCAAGAAGATGGCTAACAAGTACAGGAGAGGTGCGTAGTAAAGTTTGATTTTTAAACCCACTTAATCATAAATGGATAATTTGAACGTGCTCGTCGAAGCCAAGAAGGAATACCTCGGGCAAATGTGCATTATTATGTGTCCACCTATGATTGACGTTTTCAATGATATATACACGGAGGCTTATACCATTTCTAAAGGAAAGAAGCATCTTATGATGTTTCAGAAGTTACTCCAAGAGGTCCCCAATTGGTCGAACGCCATGTCTAAGTCGCACTCTGATAATATTACTAACCGCTGTGCTTGGTTTAGTGATCTTTTAGCGGCTGTCTTTGTTGCTTGTACTAAGATTTTGTCTTCTGTTCGTCTCAAGTCTGATAACAAGAAGATCTCCTTAAAACTCCCAACAAATGAGGTTTTTATCCAAACCTGCTATAACAACATCGCGAAGGACCTCTATCGGGATCCCTATGTGTTCCACGAAGATCAGAGCATTTACCACCGCGATGAGAAGTTAACTGGTCGCTTCTGTGCGTGTATTGAGAACTCTGTAAAGGAGCTTATCCCAGTTCAACAGATTCTTCAGACCTACATGTCGCAAGAATCCAGGGATATTGATCTAGATGGTGAGGTTCAAGACACCGAGGATCCCGATGTCTTTGATGGAGAGGGAGGAGAAGATCCTATGGGAGAGCCCGAACCCTCACCAGAGGAACTTCAGGAAAATCAACCCATGGAGGAGCAAAGTGATCCAAATGGTTTTGACAATGAATTCAAGACGGTTCCAGGTGTTCAATCCCCCGATCCCATGGAAAATGGTGAACCACAGGGTGAACCACAGCCTCAACCAGAAGATGATGTTCTATTCGGAGACGCCCCAGACTACCGTACAAAAAAAGTTGGTTATAATTAAATGGAACTCTCCGACTATTTACGCGACCCAGTATACGCGGCCCTAATTGCCGGAGCCACAACCGCGGGTTACATTCACCTTAAGGCGTATTTGAATAATGAAGGTAAATTAGAACTCAACCAATACACTAAACCAGCCGTACTTGTCGCAATTCTTGTGTATGTGATTGTACTTAATGGTCTTGGTCAAAAGGAGGTTATTTCTAATGACCCTTTCTAACTTAAAGATTACACTGTACTACTAAGAAAATGGCGTCCGTTAGTGCATTCAATGACATGATGGGTCAATTTCTTGTGGAATTGCACAAGACTTTTCCAGATGAAAAAAGCATCAAGAAGATGTTGACTTCGTTCGACCTTCTTAAGAGTACGAGTCCCAAGCTTCTAGTAAACGGTTTTATGCAGAGCGTAAAGCCCCATGCGGACATGGTTTCTGCTAAGAATGAGGAGTTTATCCTTGTTCACTCTAAGGACATTGATTTCCTTTCTGAGATTGATATCGTTCGACTTTGGAAGAAGATGAATGACGGTACCAAGGATGCAGTTTGGCAGTATCTCCAGACTCTATACATTCTAGGAACTACTATTCAGTCCGTTCCCGAGGATACCCTTACCGCCATCGAGGCTATGGCCAAGGATGTCGCTGAGAAGATGCAAAACAGTGACGGTGATATTAACCAGGATGCTCTAATGAAGATGATGGGCTCTATGTCTGGTATGATGTCTGGTCTCCCCAAAAAATAAACCTCATCTATATTAAATGAAAGTTTGGTTCGAAGATCCTAAACAACTCGTAAAAAATTCAAAAATTTTAGAGTTCTGGCCTAATAGCAAACAAACACCAGAGGATAGGATCAATTCGGCATCGCGGTTCATCATTTACACCACATGTGTTTTATTTGTGATTCGTCGCGATCCCAGGATTTTCGTCCTAGGTGCAACAATGTTGTCTATCATTTACGTTATGTACAAGGCAAAGCTCATTAAGGAGCCCTATGGCACCACAGACAAGACGTCTGTGTGCCAAAAGCCTACAAAGGAGAACCCCCTTGGTAATGTTCTTATAACTGACTACACGGATGCTCCAAATCGTCTGGAGGCTTGCTATTATGCTACGGCTCAACCTTTGATTAAAAAGTTCAGTAGCGACACGGTTAATTACGATTCTGGGCGTTCTCGTTCGACTTTACCTATGTACAAGCGCAACGCTTTTGAACGCCAATTCGTGACTACCCCAGTATCAAAAATTCCAGGCGATCAGACTCAATTTGCTGAGTGGCTCTATGGTCCCAAAAATGGACCCATGTGCAAGAGTGATACAAAGTACTGTAATCCCGACGCCAGGGGTGTTCAGTTAGAGGCATTTGCGGGACTTGGAAGTGATGGAGACATCAGGGGTCTCAGAGGTGGTGGTCGTGTAAGGGGAGGTGGTGGAACTTATAGTTAGATTAATATTCTCATGTAATAATAAATGGCGTATCAGCTTCAACCTGGTCTTTCTATTGTTGACAATAAAGGTGCCCTTCCTTCCGTCGCGGCTACCGATGAAGTGTTTGTTTACCCTCAGCCCAGTCACCTGAACTACGGTTCACGCCCAAATACTATGTTATATGGCACCGCACCATACATGGCAGGTAAAGGCGCTCCCGCGAAATACATTGATACCAGCGACGAGCTTAGACCCCAGTCTACTTCTCGTTTCAATAAGACTATTGTTCAGACTTATGAACGTAACCTGTTCCCCCTCACTAACATGGAATGCAAGACTCCTCTACGCACCATGAAATATGAACCTGCTAGTACCCGCGCCGACCTCCAAAACGGTCTTTTCCAGAAAAGGTACGTTAATAAAAATGTCAGTAAGAAATAAGAATGGCCGACCCTGTATCTCTGTTAGCCGTAGCTGGACTTGTTTATGCTGGAAGGACTTTGAGTACTACGAATAAGTCCAAGACTGAAAACTATAGTCCAGAAGCTAAAATTGTAATGGCGAATGATGGAGCTGGTCCCGCTTTACCTCCTCCAGTAAATGATTTTGTTTCCCGTGTGGAAGTTCCCTCTAAGAGGGAGATGGCGAGTTTTGCCGACATTGGCCGCCAACAACGCAGTGGTGGTCAGGAATTGCTTGATATGCGTGGACGTATGTTTGATCAAGGTCGTATGAATAACCTTTCCCCAGTAGAAAAGCAGTTGGTTGGTCCAGGTTTGGGAGTTGACGCCAATGTACCTGCGGTTGGTGGTTATCAGCAAATGTTTAGGGTTAACCCCATTAATGTTGGTGAATACCGTCTTACGACTTTACCAGGCCGATCTGGTCCAGCTGTGGATGTTACTGGTGGTCGCTCGGCTAAGGTTGGGCAACTTACCCACAATAAACCTGAAACTACATCCTATTTACCTACCCGTTTACCTACTATGGCTGGACGCGCTCAGGGAATGACGGGTGTTGTTCCTCGTAATGAACACGAAAGAACTAAGAGAACTACTAACCGTTCAGAGACTGGTTTACGCACCGATGGCTTAGGCTACAATGGTGCTAAGCGTATGGTTTCTGCTCAGACCCTCGCTCAGGATCCTACTCGATTCAAGTCTGATCGCAATGATGAGCAGTACAGGTACAACAACCAACCAGCACCAGGTATTCACAGTTTCCATGGTGCTTACGCGACTGGTGCTGCCAGCCGAGTTACTGCCAAGACGAATGAGGAACTCATGAAGTATGGATTCCGTCCCGAGGATCGTCGTGGTAAGGCAAATAGACCCGGAAACGCGGGTCGTATGAATGTCAGAGAGGGACCCCTTAAACAGGGTGGTGCACTCACGGCTGTTCGTAGCGACACCTCGCGCATTGATGGTCGTATGAATGCGGCTAATGGTGGCTGGACTCAGCAGTATCAGAACAAGACTTTCCATCAGTTCAACCCCTACAAGGGTAACGAGAACCCCAATTCCAGGAATCTTGGCATTGCCGCCAAGCAGCTGGAGAACAACCCACTTTCCCACGCGCTTTACCGTTAGATATTTGTCTCAATTCGTTGAAAACAATCATTAAAATATTGTGCCTATATTTTAATGAAGGTTCACACCCTAACCATAGACAGTAGTCAACGTGATACGTCTACGTACCCTGATTCTAATAACTACGTCGTGACATTGGAAAATCCCATTTATGACGTTGAAGAGATACGTCTTGTGTCCGCCCGTATTCCAACACCCCAAACACCTGCACCAAATTCTTTAATTCTTAAACTTTCATCAGGCTCTGACGAACTCAATCAATCTGTCTATGTGGGTACGCCTCACTATACCGGTCACATTCTTCTTGATGGTACAACTAATATAACATTCAATGGATCAGATGACCCTTTTGTGCACCGTTTTCATTCAGGGTCACAGAAGATCATAAGTGATTTGGGTTTAGAATTCTTATATTTTGATAGTGGTACATTAACTAGGTATAGATTCAATAACGAAGATCATGTATTAAAATTCGAAGTTAAGTGTTCTACAGATAAACTAGAGGGTTTAACAAAGGTTCCATTAGATAAATTTGCGAAGAAGAAGGAAAAAACGAGGGATGAGAAAGTAAAGAACCTGGGAAGTGAGATTCTTTACAATCAAGAAGTGTATATCTATATAGGTATCATTGCCTTCTTTGGTATTGTATTGATGTTTCTGATGAAAGGAAGTCCACCTGTTCCACCACCCACTTAGCGGGTAATGGCGTAGACAGGCTGAGCAGGCTTGGAGACGCGAGTAGACACGGTGGAGATCATCATGTAGACCGCGATAGAGAGGAGAGTGGTGAGCACGGCAGTGAGCGCGTACTGGGCACCACCGTTCTTGGGCACCTTAATGACCTGATTGATGATGAAACGAACAACATCCATCCAGGACATCGCCGCCGCGAAGGAGAAACCAGCGACGATCGCGTTGAGGGACTGGGTCTCTAGTTCCTGGGTAACAAGGGTGACAGTTTGCATAGCCGCCTTCATTGTGAGTAATATACTATAGGTTAGGAAAATTATTCATTCTGGTAATAGTTCCTCCTTTTCAATTTTTTTATACTTGGTTTTTTTTAGACTTTTTGAATTCGCGAAGAGTTGATCGTCTCCTGATATATCTCCACTAGAGCTGCTCTCTGAATCGTTATCTTTACCAAACACGTGTAACTTCATATCCGAATCATTGAAATTCCAACCTTCAGGCTCCCATGTGCTCATTACTATTAATGGCATTTTTTAACATCTGTTCTGTCGGATTTTGGGGTTCCCACGAGTTCCAACGATCGTAGGCTTCATTTATCTGTAAATAAATGGGGTTGTTTCCTGAATATCTTTCAAATGGAGGGCAGTCTTCGGAGTCGACGGTGGGCATCTCCTCATCCTCCTCTTCGTCTTCGTTATCAACCTGTTCATAGATATCCGGATAAATAGAACCAATATCTTCACCGACTTTATACATTGCGCAATATTTTGTTGCATATTCCACGTCTTCTGGAAGGAGAGTGTCTCGTCCACAAGCCTTGGAATATTCACATGCAAGTGTTATGCCTTTTTCCATAACTGGAAGAAGAATGTTAGTCATTGTTTCGATGTATTGCTCTGCCATTCTGTCACCAGCATCACCAAAACCAGTTTGCATATTCATCTTTAGTATTTAAGAGTAAAAAGAGATTCAGCAATTCCCTCACCGACACGAAGAATATTGTGGTTTACTGCGTATACTCGGATTTGTCTAGAAAAATCTGGGCATGACGTGAGACTTAGGTGAAGTATTTGCTCTTTTACGTTACTCATGTTCACTTGTCCTGTTGGATAAGCCTCTTCTGGCTGTAAGGCGAAACTATACGAATAGAAACGCCTAATCAACTGTGTTTTGGAGTGATGTATAGCTGCCTGTACAGCTTTTAGGAAGAGAACGGTACCAGTCTCCTGTGTAATAATGTCTTGCCCATCAAATTGTAGTGTAAGGTAATTCAGGTTTTCATAAAGAATACGTTTGTTGTCAGCTGTGAGAGCTGTATTATCGTAATCAAATGGTGTTACAAAATTACCATGTGATACACCATCACCCCTAGTACCCTGTCTTTGAATTACAAAATAGAGTTCTTTGACTGGATTTCTAAAGTCAAGTTTGAACGTTCCCTCCTTAATACCTACACCCACATCAAATACATTCTGTTGTACCTGTGTTATGATGTAGTCTTTCTTCATCTTCTGCATCTTGGATCTTTCATTTTTGTCTAAAAATACAACCTCTGTAGAGAGTTTAAAATCCTTAATATGTATATTAGGGGGTGACGTAACACGACTACCATCAATATCAACCATGATTTCCTCTGGTTTTCTAAGTGTAATCTCAACTTCAACTTCCTGTTTGTTAATAGCACATAGAGGTATAGCGAGTTCAGGGTGTTTGTAAAAGTAGAAGGGTAGATCAACGAAGAAGTTTTCATCTGAGTTGGCTCCGAGTGTACCCGTTATGATTATACCTCTGTTGGGTATTCCACCACCTGTAACTACCTCACCAACAAGTTTATCACTTGTTCTAAGTGAATACTTTCCAATGAGTTGTTCCAGCGCCTTTTGTTTTGTTTGTGTAACATTATGCTCTGAGTATATTTGGAGATAATCACTATAAAGCCTTTGAACTATGGTACCACCTATGATCAGATCTACATGATCAATTATGGCATGACCAACCGATTCTACGTATACGGGGCTACCTGGAATTTCTGGTAGAGTCATTTTCACACTCAAGGTTTTCAATAGATCACCTTGATTTTGGGGAATCTTGAACTTAATCTTTTTCCCAAAATCTGCTTCATTTTCTGGATCTAAATCATCGTACTGTGTAGAAAAATTTGCGTGCTTTTTGAAAGCTTCCACAAAATGACTGTAGTCTGGATTCCTCGTGAAATACCTGTCTTGGGATCCAGACGTTAGCATCTGTATTCTACCAGCCATTACTAATATAACTACCTAAAATTTTAAACCGGCTAAACCACTCTCAAACCTGAGTACGTTGTAATTTATAGCGTACACCCGCGTGTTATTGTAGTCCGTTGTGGTTAATGGATCAATCTCAATTGTAAACAGTTTGTGAGCTATGCGACTCATGTTCACTTGCCCAGTTGGATAGTACATCTCTGGTTGTAAGGAGAAGGAATACATACCAAATTTAGAGGTGCTAGACGCTTGTGGAGCGTTTATGTGATGTTTGAGAGGTTGTTCGTACGTCAGGAATAGGTTATTCCTATTGAAGACGACTTCATTATTGAATCGAAGTTCAGCGTTAGTAATAGTGTTATACTGATTTGGGTAGTTATTTTGGACTGAATCCTCTGACTGTGATACAAAGAAGAGTTCTTTTACTGGGTGTGAAAACTTCAACATCACAGACTTTTTATTTTCACCGGGGTTCATTTTGAACTTGGCAATTTGAAGTTGGGTGATGACATAGTCAATTGGTCTAGATACCAGAAACCCCTTCTCATCATCAGTTAAGTAGACAAATTCCGTATCAAGTGCAAACTTCTTTATAGAAGCGTTTATGGTTTCGGGTGCACCGTAATGAATAAGTTCCCTCAGTGGTCTCGTCTTGATTCTAATCTCTACGATCTGTTTAGTAAGGGCACACGTTGGTATAGATAGACTAGGGTTTCTATAGAAATAGAATGGCAAGTCTAAAAAGTATGAGTACTCACCGGTATATGCAAGTATATTACCATGTCCATTTAAGAAGTACAAAGTCTGTTCAATATCATCATTTGTACTATGAAGCTGTTGATACATATAAATGTACTCCCCTGTAATCTTTTGTACAATTTGTCCACCAATTACAAGCTCTGCATAGTCAATCATATGTGTTATGATTGATTTAGACCACACATTGGTACTAGGATTTGGATTTGTGAGAGTAACCTTAAGGTTGAAATTCTTTATGAGATCTCCCTTGTCATTAGGAACCCTACACGTGAGAAGACTACCAAAATCTATTTTCCCATCAAACTGACTCTCTACATAGTCAAAGGAAAACTTGGTATGTCTCTTAAAATTCATCAGGAAATATGAAAATTGTGGTTCACCAGTTAACCACTGATCTTGGATTCCTGTTGTAGCAAGTCTTAACCGACCAGCCATTCCTACTGTATATGAGTAAAATTTTGGTAAATAAAACGAAACGCTATAATAGAATGAATCTTCAGTTGAGGAAGTTCAAACCTGAGACAATTAGTGATGACCGGGTTTGTGTGTTCATTGGGAAACGTAACACAGGTAAATCAACTCTCGTCAAAGATATTATGTTCCATAAGAAACACCTCCCGGCGGGAATAGTGCTGTCTGGAACAGAAGAGGGTAACCATTTTTATTCAGACTTTATCCCAGATTTATTCATTTATGGTGACTACGATAGAGAGGCAATAGAAAGAGTTATGTCTCGGCAGAGAAAGTTGGTCGGTGCGGGTAAAACTAACTGTGGCGCCTTCATGCTTTTAGACGACTGTATGTATGACTCAAAGTTCCTTAAAGATACCTGTATACGTCAGTGCTTCATGAATGGAAGACATTGGAAAATCTTCTTTATGTTGACTATGCAATATGTTATGGACTTACCCCCAGCACTTCGTGCGAATGTTGATTATGTTTTCATCTTGAGAGAGAATATCATTCAAAATAGAGAGAAACTTTACAAATCCTTTTTTGGAATATTCCCCTCGTTTGACATGTTCTGTAAGGTAATGGATGCCTGTACTGAAAATTATGAGTGCCTCGTGTTAGACAATACAGTAAAGTCTAACAAGATCCAGGATTGTGTATTTTGGTACAAAGCAACTGTTAGGAAGGGTTTCAAAGTTGGTAGTCCTCAATTGTGGAGTATGCATAAGAAGATGTACAATCCAAAACACGTTAATCAAACGGAGCAGGACGCCAAAAAGGCAACGAAGAAAACCAAACTCACGATTACTAAAAAGAAATAGGCGCGTCACTAGAACTTTAAGAAAACATAGGAATATATTAACATGGCTTCTGAACACGTCCCCACTATGAACCTATTTGATGATGGCGAGGGTATGGTGCCATTACAGACACAAGATAAACCTTCTACAGCGTTTAAACCACCTGAAAAAAATATGAGTACAAATAAAGACACTATGGACTCTACTCCTATTAATGACGTTATGATGATGGAGCCCCCCGCGCTTACTGAGGATCCCAGGGTACAGGGTGTTATGCCCCAAATGGTTGCTGCTCAACCTCAAGCTGCTTATCCCTCCCCCAACAAGACTAAGGAGGAGGCTCCTGAGAGCAAAAATCCTCTCAACCTCACCGATGATCAGCTTACTGCCCTCATTGTAGCTGCTTGTACCGCCATTGCTGTCAGCAAGCCTATTCAGGATCGTCTTGCGACTTCTATCCCCAAGTTCCTTAACGAACAAGGGGG